GCCATCAAATAAGTCTTGAACATTCGCACATCCATGTCAATAAAGGATTGTGCCGCGATCCCAGTCTCTATGCTCATTCGTGCGATGAGATAATGAAGTGAATCTCGGGTCAGTCCAAAGGGTCATCATCAAGAACTTCCACACGCACGAGCGTTTCTAAAAAAGGTTCTCCGAAAGGTTTGACAGTTTCTCCGGATCTACGGATACACTCCCAAGCAAGCCAATAGACCGAAGTCTGTTTTTCTTCCTCACGAAAACATTTATGCATACCCATCTTGGCGTATGCTTCAAATGCTACTTCTATCGCTGGTGTGATTTGGTGAGTGGTATCGCTACCATCCACCCTTACGATTCTTAACTTTGCCATGTTAGCCCTTTTCTGTTAGTTGTTTAGAACGTGCCTGTTGTTGCTGTTGAAACTGCGCTGTTGCATGTAAAGGTGATGTCAAACATTGCTTCATCTGCTACTGAGCCGTTAATGTCAGTTAAATTGTCAACAAGGATTGTGCCTGAGTAAAGCACGTTTGTTGTGCCTACTGATGCAACTTTATCCTGAATTGCTGTGAACGCTACGGTTGTGCCGTATGCAGCTTGCAGAGTAGCAAGAACTGACCCTGCTGCTGTGTCATTTAAGAATGTTACTGTAATGGTGTCAGCTGAAAGTCCGGCTACGAACTTGTGTGCTGTGTCTCCCATTGCAGTTACTTCAAGTTGATCTCTTTGTCGGCTTAGTGAAAAGGCTGTTACGTGATCTGATAAATCAACGGTCGCGATTTTTAATCCGACCTTGTTATTCAAGAATATCGCCATGGTTTATTCCTCATCTTTCTTGGCTGTTGCTTTTGGGGTGGTGTTGATTTGACCGATCTTCTTCAAGAAAGCCAAATCCTCAGGTGTTAGATCGGACATATTAACTCCAACTCGTTAAGATACTCACGCGGATTTCCGTTGTGAGAAGGTCTCCAGCTGTTGTATCAACCGATACCCCAGACACAGAGCCAATGTTATAGTTTAGCGTAGACGCTGCTAGTTTAGTAAATACTGCAACAATAAAATCTTCCATGCTTGCAAGTGAACCCTGGTTGTCAAGTAATGGCAAATAAAGTTTAATTCTAAAGTTAGCCAAAGGTGCAATAGTTATGTGTTGGTTATTGCTTGGCACGATGTAGGGGTCATCTACTTCTACACATACGCTGTTGGCCAGCGGCGAGGCAGGTGGAAACGAAAATACCTGCCATACCGCTGGATTACTTAAAGCCGTTGCAATGGTAGAACGGAGAGTTGTGACGGCAACTGTCATCCGACTAGCCCATTTGGGTTTAAGTAATTCGCAATCAAACCTCGCACGCGTGCTAGCAAAGTGTTCCCGAGTCTATAAGGTGACGGAGTGAACCCGTCAGGGCTTACGCCACCAGCGTTTGAAAGTTGTCTTGCTTGCCAAATATCTACGGCAATCATAAGTGTTGCTTCTCTAATTTCTGGAACTGTCGCAAAGTCCACATAAGTAGCCCCGGCTACTGATCCATAAGGCGCGACTGGATGGTAAGGGGTTGCGGCGATATTGTTGCCGCTAATTGCATAAGTAATTTCTTTTTCGCTTACAACAGTAATAGTTTTGTTACCGTTGTGCTTTGCGCCGTTACCAGAAACGACAACGCTTTCGCCAACATAAAAATCATGTTTAGTTTCAAAATATAAAGTGCCAGTTGCATTTGGAGATGCAGTATTGCTATGAGCAATGTTTGGCGTAGAGTTAAACCACAAATGCCCTTTAATAATGTTTTCAGCGGCCTGGCAGACTTCTTCAACAACTGTATTGTTATAGAGAGACCCGATGCCTAGAACTGTGCGCAGTTCGGCTTGGGTAACGTAAGTTGCTGGCATTTTTTTCCTCTCTAATTAAAATTGTAGGGGCTAAGGGCTACAAAGCCCCTACAACACTATTTATTTACTTACGCTACGGTTAACTTACGGAAGGCTGTTGGGTAGCGGTTAACTACTGCACAGTATCCGTATAGACCGATTTCGAGCTGACCATTTGCAACTACCGCTGTGCGAAGTTGGATTTGTGGTGACTCGTGGAAGCGCATTGCTTGTGATGGGTAAACCAAAGCAAACTTATCGCCTGTGTAGTTAGGATCAACAACAAGTGAAAGTCCTGCTACTGTGCCCTGAGTTGAGCCTTGAGAAATCAACCCAGCCGCATTTTGAGGAACTGCCGCCGCGAATAGTGGTCGGTCATCTCCATCTTCTGCGCCAAGTAGGTCTGCGTATGAGATTGTGCCTGATGCTGTTGGGTGAACAACTAGACGGTTTGGTGTGAAGCGCATAACTCCATATGAGTCTGCAATTCCATCTGCAATAGCCTTGTAGATAGATGCGCCTGATGATCCGACTGCGCCATCGCGTGCTAAACCAAGTGCATAATCATCTGTCTTTTGTGCGTATGATGCAGCAAGTTCACGGATGTAAAGGTCTAGGAATGATGGGTCTGAACGGTCAACAAGTTCTACGTCGAGAATTCCAGCACCAGCGAACTTAACTACGTTATCTTCCTGGAAAGTAACTGCTGTATCTGTTGAAGCAAATTCTGCTCCTTCAGCTGTTAATGCAACGCTTGCTTGAGTTCCAAGTTTTGGAGTAAAAATTTTCATTCCAGCAGCTGGAAGTGCAGCGCGCTCGATTGAGTCAATGAATGGGCGAGAGTTATCAATAATGCCAATAACGTCTTTTAGGTAGTTAGGTGGTACCATACCTGTGTTTTCAGCGACTGTTGCAACTTGTAGTGCTGCGATTAAATCGCGTGCATCTACATCGCCGCGTGATGCTGCTAGTTGTGCTTTTGCTACTTGACCAGCGGTTACGTTTAGGTTAACGCGTGGTGCAGTATACATTGCTGCTGTTACTGTTGGGCGTGAGGCTTCAACCGCAGGGGTTTCTACTACAGCCTCAGGTGCTACGGTATCTGGAGTTGTATCCAAGATAGCCTCACTTTCTGATTGGGTGATTTCGGTTACTGCTTCATCTTCGGTTTCTGCCGCTGATGCTGCAACGCTAGTTACTTGCGCGTTTTCGCCAAACGCAGCTGCCTCAACTAATGAGACCTCTGTGAGACGGGCGCTACTTACAATAAGGTTTCCGTCTTTAGGGTATGAAGCTAAAACTTCTACACCGACAGATAAACCTGTGCGTAATGATTCTTCGGCAGATGCTTCAATTAGCGCATCGTTACCTCTTGTTGTATTTGAAATTTTGAAAGATGCGTAAATTCCATCTTCTGTTTCATTGAAGGATTGAGCGCGGCCAAGAGGCGCTTTTGGGTCATGTTCCAACAATAGGCGTATCTTTTGTGAGTTATCTATTTGAATTGACCCGCGCTCAAAAACAACTGGGCCAACGGAAGTCATTCCGACAGGTCCAAAAGGAACAATTTTGCCAGCAATAATTCTCCGGCCTTGATCGCATTGAATATCTTGACTAAAGGTTAATAGCATCTGATGAACTTCCATTCGGTGATAGGTTTTCCATTGCCATTGCATCTTGGGTTGTAATTAAACCAAGTGCCAACATTTTCTCAATAACATCTAAACGTTCCATTGGGTTAGCGCGTAAGAATCCTGAGTCTAAATCAAAAGATAGGTATTGGGTTGAAGGTGTTATGTCATTCATTGACAGACGCGCTTCTATTGCAGAAATGTAAGGTTGCAAAGATAGAGACACAAATTGACGGCGTTCATCTTGCACATTTGCATAAGTCATGCTGTTGTTCATGTCAGCTGAAATGTAATACGCTGGCACGTTCATTAAACGAGCAACTTCGGTTGCCATGTATTGTTTTGCTTCATTTAGCATCATATCTTTAGGTGAGAATGATGCAGGTTGAAATTCTAGGGTGCTTGTTAAATAAGCAGTCGCACGATTCTGTCGAGCATTGCGCCAAGCAGCTAGTAAACCTTGAACTTCTGATTCGCCTAAGTCTGCTCCAGTATTCTTTAGAACACCAGAAGGCATTGGAGTTGCAGCTGCAACGGAAGATGCTTTGTCTAAGTCAAGTGCGGCATTTAATGTTCTTGCGCCAACATTTAAAATGCCATCTGTCATAGATTGGAAAGTAACGAGTGATCCAACGCCGGACATTGGTCGGGCTTCGCCATCTACTGAGTAGCCTTCGATAAATGTTGTATTGGTATTATATTTAGGAGTGACGCGAGCATTTGAAACCCAGTTAAATCTTGCAGGGTATCCATTGTCCAAATAGGTCTCGACAATTTCCCAATAAGCAACCCCATTGAACAAAAGGCTATCTACGGTATAAGCCATTGTTACTGCATAAGGTTGATTGTGTGATGGTTGATCCATCCAAGGCAATTTAGGCAAATCTTCGTTAGTGCGCTTTAATTCTAATTTGAGTGGCATTGCTGCAATCGTGTTGCAAATTAAGTTGCGGCAACGGGCAACAGCTGGAATAGACATTGCTGAAAGTCTGTCTATTGCTGCGATGTTAAATGGGATTGAGTAGAGATAGCCCTCTGACATTACAGGTGGCGCGTATTGTGCTTCGATTACTGCTGGCTTGCTAAAGCGAGAGAATAAACCCATACACCAACCTTACCCTATTTGGCAAGTATTGTCTCATTATTTAAGACGCGTGTCAAACATATATTTGAGGTGTTGATTGAGGTTTTGTCAAGTAGTGAACAATCATCGCTGAGCAGATTGCGCTAGTGACATCTCCAGCCGATTTGCGTCTGACTATCCTCCAGCCTGCATCGTTAGTTTTTGCACCCACCGAGAACCATGAGTCAGTTAGTTCTTTCTGGCCAGAGTGGACAAGGCGAACATTCACAAAAGCATCTAATATCTCACCACATGCCTGGTAGAACGATTGGCCAGAACAATCCTCTAACTTCTGCCCTGATTGCTGCAATCTTTGAGCAATAGAAGCTGTGGCGTATTTGTCATACATAATTACTCTTGGTTTGAACTTTTGCGCCCATGCGTGGACATCTGCCGCCATCTTTAAATCGTCAATAGCCACATCGCTAGTCCAAAGCTGCATTAGCCCTAGTTCTATCTTTCCTGTGGCCTGATTTAACTTGCCAGCCAGTAATGCACCAGATCGCTTAGATGGAGATACGTCTATGGCAAACACGATATTGCCGCCAGGAGTAATTTGAAGACTAGAGTCGCTGGTATCGCTAACCATCTGAGTTGTAAAGGGTGAAGTCATGGAATCGACCCACTGGCAGAGCATTTCGGTTCTTGTGTTGTTTATCGGGTTTGTTGCTACTGCTTCTTCCAGCGTCTCCTCGTCAATGAGTTTGCCGAGAGAAGGGTTAGCCATAGCCCAAGCATTACGATCATCCACCTTGCAATGCGGTGGCGCACTATATTCATACCAACCAAGTGTAGGCGATGGATATGACAAAGCGCGTTCTCGCAAGTCATTTAATACGATTGAGTAAGCATCTCCGGCGTTTGAGCAGACAAGAGTCTGGCCGCCAGTAGCGCGAGTAGTTGGCCGGGCTGCTTTCCAGCCTTCCTCAGATATTTCACGCAGTTCATCTATGAATAAGAAGTTGGCAGTAAGTCCACGAGAGCCGTCTCGCGTTGCAGCTACGATCTGATAGCGATTGCCTTTCAATGTGGTTATTGACTCCTGGCCATTGGCGTATCTAATCTGCTTTACCTGGTCTTTAAGGAAATCATTATCCATAATGGCGTTTGCAACTTGCCTAAAGGTATCTAAGGCCATATTCCGGTTAGATGACATACCAATAACCATTTTGCTATCCCATAAGAACAGATGAGCCAGAATCAACATACGAGCCAAGTGTGTCTTGCCATTCTGACGTGCAATAAGCAATCCCATAGTTTTGCGCCGGAAATCGCCCTTAGCATCTATTCGCAACATGTCCTCTAACACTAAACGCTGCCAATCGAGTAAAGGCTGCCCAATCTTCTCAGCTAGTTCGGCAACTTCATCAATCTTAGATGCGCCTTTGAGAAAAGGTGTGCAGATGCGCGGTTTCACAGCCCCGACTAAGGGCTTTTTCTTTGCCCCTCTTTTGGCTGGGGCTGCTTTGGTAGTCATCAGTTAATGATCGGTGTGGTTTCGGTTACAAACGGGTTCTCAGGAATGACTGAGGCTGCTCTTGGAGAGAGATTGCCT